GTCTACGATAGATGGGTACAGAAGAAAGAAAAAGAGTTAAAAGAAGTTGATTTTGAAGAAATTGACGACAAAACTTTCCTAAAAGACTAATAAATAAATATATGTTTATTGAATTACCATGCCTGTCGAAAGGGTAAGTAAAGGTTTTAGGGATATTGGGAGTGCTTTTCAGGTAAGTCCACTGTCTAATGATCTTCTTGCAATCAAAAATGAGACTGCAATCGCAAGATCAGTCAGAAATCTTGTATTTACCCTTCCAGGCGAAAGGTTTTTTAACGAAGACCTTGGTTCTAGGATATCAAGATCACTTTTTGAGAACATTGATACCATTTCTGCATCTTTAATTGAAGATGAAATCAGAAATACCATTGATAATTTTGAACCAAGAGTTGAATTGATTAATGTAGTCGTTGCTCCAAACTATGAGGACAACGAATTTAATGTGACGATTAGTTATAATATTGTTGGTGTTGATGCTTTACAACAACAATTATCATTCGCATTACAACAGACACGATAATGCCGTTAGTCAATTTCACAAATCTGGATTTTGATCAGATAAAAACTTCTATTAAGAGTTATCTTCGATCAAACTCAAACTTTACTGACTATGATTTTGAAGGTTCTAACCTTTCAACTATAGTTGATGTATTGGCGTATAATACATATATTTCCTCATACAATGCTAACATGGTTAGCAATGAGGTTTTTATTGATAGTGCAACGTTAAGAGAGAACGTTGTTTCTTTGGCACGTAATATTGGATACGTTCCTAGGTCAAGAACAGCAGCAAGATCTGCAATTACGTTTACTGTTGATACTACAGACTTCACCACCAACCCAACTGCAATCACCCTTAAGAAGGGCGTAGTTGCCTCTACAAGCGCGTTTGGAGGGGATAGTTATACATTTGCCATACCAGAAGACATTACGGTTCCTGTCGTCGATGGAGTGGCAACTTTCGACAGTATTAATATTTTTGAGGGAGAATTTTTAGTTGATAATTTTACAGTAGAAGCAGAAAATCCTGCACCCCCACAAAAATATATTTTAAGTAACTCACATATTGATACTTCTACATTAAGAGTTTTAGTTAGAGACACTGAGTCAAGTACGACCAGTAGAAACTTTTTATTATCAGACAGTCTCTTTGATGTCACTGGAGACTCAAGAATTTATTTCATCCAAGAAATAGAAGATCAAAGATATGAATTAATTTTTGGTGATGGTATTTTTGGTGAAAAATTAGAAGAGTTAAGTTTCATCGAAGTTTCATATATTAGAACATCTGGTGAAGAAGCAAACGGATTATCAAACTTTAGTTTCAGTGGAATACTTGTAGACAATAACAATGTTTCTGTTGCAGATGGTATTTCGTTAATTACTACAATTACTGCATCAGAAAGTGGAAAGGCAATTGAGTCTGTAGATTCTGTTAAGAACTATGCGACTAAAATTTACGCATCTCAAAATAGAGCAGTCACTGCTGCAGATTATGAAGCATTGATTCCAAAGATTTATCCAGAGACACAATCTGTTTCTGTATTTGGTGGAGAAACGTTATCTCCTCCACAATTTGGAAAAGTTTTTATTACTATCAAACCATTCTTTGGACCATTTGTGCCAAATTCAATCAAAGACAATTTAAAAAACATCTTAAGAAGATATAGTGTTGCTGGTATTGTTCCAGAAATATTAGATCTCAAGTATCTGTATGTTGAGACCGATTCAACTGTTTATTATAATGAAAATTTAGCACCAGGAGCAGACTTTGTTAAATCTATTGTTTCTACTAATGTTGACAATTACTCCAATTCTACTGAGTTGAATAAGTATGGTGCAAGATTCAAGTATAGTAGATTCCAAAATATTATTGACAATAGTCATGAATCTATTACTTCTAATATCACAAAAGTGCAGATTAGAAGAGACATGAAGGCAAAATTAAATCAATTAGCAAATTATGAAATCTGCTTTGGAAATGAGTTCTATATAAAGAGACTTGACGGATATAATATTAAAAGTTCTGGATTTAGAGTATTTGGAGTTGATGATGTTGTATATCTTGGCGATGTTCCAAATCAAGATCAAGTGACTGGAGAAATTTTCTTATTTAAACTTAATTCTCCAACTCAACCAGGAATCGTAAGAAGGTCTGTAGGAACGATTAATTATCAAAAGGGTGAAATATTATTAGATAATATTAATATTGTTTCGACCTCTAAAACGGTTCAGAGACAACCAATTATCGAAATCTCTGCTTGCCCAAGATCTAATGATGTGATTGGATTGCAAGACTTATATCTCCAATTAAACACTAGCAATAGTGTGTTAAATATGTTAAGCGATGAAGTTGCTTCTGGTGCGGATCCATCAGGAACTACGTATATAACGACCTCAAGCTACACAAACGGAAACTTAGTACGTTCATAAAAAATGTTAGAAAGCAGAATCAAGATTAGCAGTGTTGTTGCAAACCAACTTCCAGAGTTTGTGCGAGAGGAATTTCCTCTTGTTGGAGAGTTTTTATCGCAATACTATCTTTCATTAGAAGGTCAAGGTTCTACTTTAGATATTTTACAAAATATTGATCAATATGTAAAGGTTGATAATTTAGCAAATTTGGTTGATTCTACAGAATTGACCGCTGATGTAGAATTTACTGATGATACCATCACTGTTAAATCAACTTATGGATTTCCAAAATCCTATGGATTGATTAAGATTGGTTCTGAAATCATTACATACACTGGAATCACGTCTACTACATTTACTGGTTGTATTCGAGGATTTAGTGGAGTTACTTCGTACCAAGGTTCAAACACTCCAGATGAATTGGTATTTGAAGATACTGATATTGCTGAGCATAAATCTGGGAGCACTGTAACCAATTTAAGTATTCTTTTCTTAAAGGAATTCTTAAGAAAAGTCAAAAATCAAATTACACCTGGTTTTGAAGACCGCAAGTTGTATTCTGGTTTAGACGAAAGAATTTTTCTAAAGCAATCTAAAGATTTTTATACTTCTAAAGGAACGGATCAATCCTTTGAAATACTGTTTCGTGCTCTCTATGGTGAAGATGTAGAGGTCATCAAACCAAGAGACTATCTGTTTATTCCTTCAAGTGCCGAATTCCGAGTATCCAAGGATTTGGTTGTAGAAGTATTAGAAGGAGATCCAAACGATTTAGAAAATAGAACCCTTTTCCAAGATGAGACCGATGTATATCCTGGTGGAAGTGGGTCTATTAACAAAGTTGAAAAGATTGTAAGAGATGGTAAAGTATATTATATTTTAAGTTTAGATTTTGATTATGATAAGGATATTGATGTAAGTGGATCAATTTTTGGTACTTTTTCAATTCATGCAAACACAAAAGCAATTACACCTGTTTCTGTAGGCGATACTGTAATTGATGTAGACTCAACAGTAGGATTTCCAAATTCAGGAACTTTAATTGCAAGTTATTCTGATGGTTCATCTATAGAGATTACATATAAGTCAAAATCATTGACTCAGTTTTATGAGTGTAGTGGAATAAGCAGAAGTATTGAATCTGCACAGAATTTAAGAGTAGATGCGTTTGCATATGCATTAACAGATCCAAATAATCTTGACTCTAAAATTAAAGTTAGAGTCACTGGTGTTATTTCTGATTTAAACTTATACGAATATTCTCGTTATTATGAACCAGGAGATGTTGTTGCGAATAAAAACTTAGGTATTTCCTTAGATTCTACATTTGGAAATAGTTGGTTTTTTAACGTCGCTACAAAATATAAGGTAAAATCAATAGAAATTGTAGACAGTATAAACTTTACTTATAAAATAACCACTATTGATGAGCATGGTTTTTCTATTGGAAACTTTGCAGAGTTAATTTTTAATACTGGAGTCACCATAGAAACTGATATTGTTTCTATTTTAAACAGAAATAGTTTTATAATTGGCGGACAAGGACAACTTCAGTTAGTAGGTCTTGAGAGTATACAGAGAAAAATATCTAGATCAGACTCTACAGCATATCCAAGTTCTAGCATTTACTCTACAAATGTTCAAAATGTTTATGCTGATCGAGAGTCGATTCATATTGCATCTTCTTCGATTCCAAGTTATCTGAATGAACCACTTGATACGACTGACAGGTCTATAAAGTTTTCTGGAACATTTAATGGTTTGGACATTATTTCTCCAAGTCATGGATTTGAGACTGGAGACGCAGTAACTTATATTCCTGAAAGTTCAACCAATACTCTCAATATTGACGAAGCACCATACTTTGTTAAAAGAATCGATAGTGATACTATTAGATTATCTAATAGTAGATCGAATATTAGTAATGGTGTGTTTATAACACTCAAAGGAACTGTAACTAATAGTGTTTTAAGATACACCGATTTTGTTAATCAAGAGTTAGATAGTCAAAAAATTATTAGAAAACTTGTAGATCCAGTAACTGATAGCAAAATTCACACTACAGATCCTGGACCCACAGGAATTTTGGTGAATGGTGTTGAAATTTTAAATTATAAGTCTAATGATTCCATTTTCTATGGTTCTATTCAAAACGTTGAAGTTGTATCTAAGGGAGAGGATTATGATGTTATCAATCCTCCAATTTTGCAAACAAATGATTCAGTTGGAGCAGGTTTCTCTGCTTTCTGTGGCATTAAAGGTTCTTTAGATAGAATCGATGTTTTAGATTCTGGATTTGATTATGTAACAATTCCAACAATTAGAATTACTGGTGGTAGTGGAAAAGGTGCAGTTGCACAACCAATCCTTAAATCAATTTCCCACTCTGTAAGTTTTAATTCAATTCAAGATGCTGGATTAGTTGACTTAACCAACAACACGATTTCGTTCTCTGAATTTCATAAGTTCAGAGATGGAGAACTGGTTATTTACAAAACTGATGGACAAACTGCAGTAGGTGGTCTGTCTACGGATTCTCAATATTTTGCATCCGTTCAAGATGGATATAAAGTTAAACTTCATAAAACATATGATGATGCTATTTCTGCATCAAATGCAATTGACCTTACTGGATTTGGTGCAGGAAATCATAGTTTTAGGTGTGCAAATTCAAAAAATGTACTTTCCTCTATTTCTGTAGTAAATTCTGGTAGTGGATATAAAAATAGAAAAACTACAGCAACCTCTACAGGTATTAGCACGTCATTAAATACAATCACATTAAAATCTCATGGATATGAGAGTGGTGAAATAATTAAGTATACTTCGGGAACTACTGCAATTGGTGGTCTTTCTGAGGGATCTTATTATGTAACTAAAATTGATGCAGATAATATTAAACTTTCGCAAGTTGGAGTAGGTTCAACATCCCCCGATTTTTATTATACAAACGCAGAACATGTAAACTTAACTTCTGCTGGTTCTGGAACACAAACTTTTAATTATCTACCAATTGCCGTAGAAATAAAAGGTGAAATTGGAGTATCTACTCTTACTGGACAAAATTTCAACGCGCAACTTCAACCTATTTTTAGAGGAGAACTTGAGTCGGTATTTGTTGAAGATGGTGGAGTTGGATACGGTTCTTCAGAAATTTTAAATTACAACAAACAACCATCACACACTTTAACTAGTGGTTCTGGTGCTCAACTCAAACCAATCGTTTCTGATGGAAAAATCACACAGGTTTTAATTCTTAATTCTGGCACTGGATATAATTCTCCTCCAACATTAAAAGTGAGTGGTTCTGGAAATGGTGCAGTTCTTGTTCCAGTAATATCTAATGGAGTCATAACAGAAGTAAAAGTAAATAACAGTGGATTTAATTATTTGGAGAAAGATACCACTGTTACAGTAGACGAGGCAGGAGATGGAGGATTATTTAAATTTAATCCAAAGACCTGGACTGTAAACATTTTTGAAAGACTTTATGATAATAATCAAATATCAGATGACGACGGAGTTATATTCAATGGAAGCAACTCCTCATATGGACTGCAGTATACTCACGTATATTCTCCAAGAAAACTGAGAAGGTCTATTTTAGGAACCAAAATTGTAAACGGTGAAGAAACATTTGTCACTGACCTTAAACTTCAGAGTGGAAGAGAAGTAGTATCTGATACCCACTCTCCAATCATTGGATATGCATATGATGGAAACCCAATTTATGGACCATATGGATATAGCAGTATTACTGGCGGACTTCCAAAATTATTAAAGTCTGGATATGTTTTATCACCAAGTTCTGATAGACCAAATCCACTAGATGCTAATGGAAATAAAATTTATCCTGATGGATTCTTTGTTAACGATTATGTTTATGATGGTTCTGGAGATCTTGATGAATACAATGGCAGATTCTGCAAAACTCCAGAATTTCCAAATGGCATTTACGCATACTTTACTACAATCAATACGAATGCAGTAGATTCCTCTGGTCCATTCCAAAATTATAGAAAACCAGAGTTTCCATACTTTATTGGCAATAAGTATAAGTCATCTCCTATTAAGTATAACTTTGATAATAATTCAAATCAAGATACATTTGATTTGAATGCAACTAGTTTGTCAAGAAATACTACTCCATATGGAGCACTTCAGGATAATACTGAATATGATTTCGTCATAGACTCCAATAAGATTCAAAAACAAAATACGATCATTAAGTCTACAACAAAGGGTGGTGTTCAGTTTGTTGGTGTTACAAGTGCAGGTTCACTTTATCGTGTAGGTGATGAAGTTGTATTTGATGACAGCGAAACTAGTGGATTTGGTGCAAGTGCCGAAATTTCTAGAGTGGGTGGAAAAAGAGTTAATAACATTGGTGTTTCAAAAACCACTGTATCGAATGTAGAGTTCTTTCCCTTGGAGGGAACATCACAATTTATTGGATTTGCAACTTCTCCTCATAACTTAGTTAACTATGATAGAGTTTCCTTATCTGGCGTCTCTACAGATGTAAATATTGATGGTAGATTTTTCTTAGTTGGAGTTTCAACTGAGAAGTTGATTCTTGCTTTAGACGTTCAGAATGCCTCTACCACTGGCATCGTGACATATTTTAATGTAACTGGTGACCTTACATTTCCAAGAATTAGAGAGAATGATATCTTAGGAATTGGAACTGAAACAATTAAAGTTCTGAATGTAGATGAGTTATCATCTAGAATTCGTGTTGAAAGATCTCATAATGGAACAGTTAGTTCTGCACACACTGGATCTACAATTATAACGGAAAGGCCAAGAAAGTTTGGTATCAACTTCACCAATATAAAACGATCTCCAAAATATGATTATAGCAGAGAGTTGTATTTTGATCCAAGAGAAACTGTTGGATTAGGAACTATTGCTGGTGTTGGTATTGGATCAACTTTAATCTTCGCTAATCCTGGAGCAGGTATCTCAAATATCAATATCCCAACCAAAGCACTATATCTCCCAGATCATAGATTAAAAACTGGAGATACTCTGACTTATTTGAGTAACCAAGGAACTGCTCTTGGGGTATCTACTGATGGTATTAATACCTTTAGTCTTACAAATGGACAGACAGTATATGCAGGTAGAATATCTAATGATCTGATTGGAATTGCAACTGCTAAAATTGGTATCGGTTCAACGGGTTCTTTCGTCGGTCTTAACAGTTCAGTTTATGTTAATACCTTGTTCTTCACTGGTATTGGAACTGGAGAAAAGCATAGTTTAAAAACAAATCCAGAAAATATCTTAACTGCTAACGTTGATAAAAATTCTGTAACTGTAACTGTAGGATCAACTCATGGTCTTCAGTTTAATGATGAAGTATTCTTGAGTGTCCGTCCAGGAATTACAACTACAATTTCTGTAGCATACAATGATTTTCATAGAAGACTTGTTATTGATCCTAGAAGTTTTACTGCCTCTGATGTAGATACTACAAACAATACTTTAACTATTCCAAATCATAATCTTACCAGAGGACAAAAGGTAATTCATACTGCTACAACTCCAGCAGGGGGTCTTTTGGATAACAAGATTTATTATGTATTTGTAGTGGATAGAAACAAAATTAAACTTTGTGAAACTACAACTAATGTTGAAAGAGCATTCCCAATCGTAGTTGATATTACTGGAACATCTTCTGGAACAATTTCAAAGGTAAATCCTCCACTAACTATAGAGAAAAATAAGACTGTAGAATTTGATCTTTCAGATTCTTCACTTTCATTCATAAACAATTCAATATCTTATTCTGCATTTGATTTTGGAATATTTTCTGATAGAGAACTTAAGAATCAATTCTATTCTTCAACTGCTACAGATGAGTTTGAAGTTACTAAAACTGGTCCTGTAGGACTGAGCACTCTTGCAAAATTATCTCTTAAAGTTACTGATAATCTTCCGAATGTTTTATATTATGGAGCAGTTCCAATTAATTTGGATTTGAATACAAATGTCAAGAAAGAGATTTTTTCTGACTCGGAGAATATTAAAAATTACAATGAATTAGTTGTAATAGACAATGTTTTAACTGGTGGCAGTTTTGTAACTGGTATTGGAACTACTACATTCTCATTTAGTATTTTTGATGCTCCTGGTGAAAATGAATATGTTCCAGCAGATGGTGAACTGACATATACTACAAATTCAACTTCAGCATATGGTGAGATATCTAATGTTACGATGCTTTCTCAAGGAAGAAACTATAATGTATTGCCCAAAATTTCAAATATTAAAACTGTAACTGGAAAAGACGCAATTCTTACGCCACAAGGATATAATATCGGTAAAATTAATAAAGTAGATATTCAAGATATTGGTTTTGAGTATTCTGCAGATAATACTTTAAGACCACAAGCACAACTACCACAAGTTATTAAATTAAACACATTAAATTCATTTGATTCTATTGGAATATCTTCTGTCGGACAGAATTATGCTTTTGCTCCAAAGTTAGTTGTCATTGATAATGTAACAAAAAAAGTTATTTCGGATGTTGATTTAAACTATGAACTCGGAGATGACACTGTTACTATTTCTAGAAACACATTTTCACTCAACGACGTTACTCCAACTATTATTCCAATTAATAATACAAATGGAGTTTCAATTACAAACGTTGCATTTAACTCGGCAACCAAAGATGTTACTGTTTCTTTAGGTTCGAGTTATAGTAGTTTATCGGACTTCCCATTTGCTGTTGGAGACACTATCTTAATTGAAGATGTTAGTGTTGGAATAGGTACTACTGCAAAAGGATATAATTCATCTAGATATAATTACAGTCTTTTTGAGCTTACTCAAACTGATCCAAATATTGGTGGTGGAAATGGTTCGGTTACATATAATCTTACAGAATATCTTGCCAGTGGAGAAATTCCAGGCACATATGATGCACTAAACTCCGTTGGCAAAATAATTCCATCAAAACACTTCCCAATATTTGATGTTTCGTTAAGGACAACCGATTTTAACAAAGGAGAAACTGTAGTTTCCCCATCTTCATCTGGAGTTGTTAATTCTTGGAATCCTAAGACAGGATTCCTTAAAGTTACTTCAACAAAACCATTTAAAGTCGGTGAGCACATCAC